AAGAACATTTTTCTGGACCCATTCTTTAGAGAAATATTCACCTACATAATTAGAAATTTGATCTAATGTTTGTAATTTTTCTCTTAATAGTTCTGCATCCTTTAATTCTGTAAAATGGTTATCCCTAACAAAATCAAGAACAATATCATTTTTAATACCATTCCAATCTTCTTCAGTAATAACACCTTTTAAAATTAATTGTTTTTTTAGAATATCATAAAAAAGATGTGCAAATCTTGTACGAAGTCTGTCGATAAACTTCTGAAATTTTAATTCATCTCTTGAAACTTCTGTAGATCTTCCAAGACTAAATTGATTTTCAGATTCTAATCTAGAAATAGGTACATTTAAAGAACGATATAATCTTTTTTGGAAATAAACAATATCATCAATTTGTCCTAGATTTTCACCACCGGGTAAAGTACTAATTTCAGTACCACGTCCACCTTCACGTCTAGGTAACCAGAAATCTTCTAGCATAGACATATGCTTACGATCATCTCTGATTTCGCCAGTAGCAGCATCGTAAACTAATTTGTTACGATAACGTGCCATAATATCTTTCATATATTGTTCAGCTTTACCTCTTGGTAAGTTACCTACATCAATATAAAAAATACGACGCTCGGGCGCACGTGCAAGACGATAGATGACTAAAGAATCTTCCATCATACGTAATTGATTAATTGGTTTAAGTGCTTTATGAAGATAAGAAATAACTTTCTTACGACCTTCATCAAGAAGACCAGATGTACAATATGAAACTGAATCAAGTGTAAGTTTTACACCTGAGTTTGCTTGTCCCGGCTTTTCTTGGTAAATATAATATTCATCTACTTTTTCGATTAGGTTAACACCGGTTTGAGGATCTTTTTTCTTTTTAACCTGTTTAACTTTCCGCATTTTTGCAGAATCGATAGGACGAATCTCTTGAATACCTGCTTTTAAATTAGATTCATTTACAACTAAGTGATGGAAAATACGTCCATCTACATACCATCTTCTAAAGATATCATGACCTAACTCATTAAAGTTTAGCATGCTATAAATGTTATCGAATTCTTCTTTAATAATTTTTTTAATCTTATCGCTTTGCTCAAGATTATCCATATTAACATCAATGGATTGTTCTAGTTCACCACCGGCAATTGATTCATTAGTAATATCTTCAATAGCCATATCTACTTCAGGATGCATAGCAACACCACGATATTTCATAATTAAGTGGTAATTATCTTTTGAATCGTCGCCATCGATATTAATGTATTGCCCATAATGAGTACCAGCTGCAGTTACGTAACCTGCGCCGTCATCGTCACGAGCAGGTACGATCGAAGGTCTTTTCTTCGGATCTTCAGTTTCTGCTTTTTTAATTTCAAAGCCAAATAACTTAAGTGATCTATTATCTGCCATTATAAATTCCTAATTAGAGTAAGAAGAGAGCGAGCGAACCCGCTCTCTTTCATATATTTATCTAAGATGTAGTAGACGGATTTAAGCTATCAAAATACTGATACTGGAACGTAACCTGAAATCTTTCGATCTCATCGTTTGATCCATAGTTCAGATCGATTGGGCTTAGATCAGTTGGGAATGCACCGCGGAAAATGTATTCCTTAAGTGAACTTCCATCTCTATCCAATTGTTCTACTCTTAAGTCTGCTTCGTAATCAATTGGTGAAGTTAGACCGGTATTTGCACTATGTGCATTCATACCGTTCATCCAACGCTCAACTGAATTCCGAACTGCAAAGTCGGTGTCATTAATGATAGTAACTGTCCATTCTGCGAATGTACGATCACCGGCCATTTTTAACTGACGTCCGCGAAATGGTACTACAATAATACCCATTGTAGATCCTGGAAGTTGCGCCGTTTCACAAAGGAAAGACGTTAATTCAGGATCACCATTTGCATAACCCGGAAAGTTAATAGTAGCTTTGAATAGATTAGGTCTAGCGCCACCACCTCTGAGTTTGGACTTAAAATCATCAACTCCTAATATTGCCATTTTATTATCTCCTTAGCGCTATTAAACTGTGCCTACGACTTCTTCGAAGTCGACGCCAGTTCTAACTGCCACAAAGTTCAAAGTGACATAGTTGATGGAACGTGCCGGCTTGATGAAGATGTTGGCGATGAACTCATTACGGTCAATTACTGCTGCTGTATTGTTTGTTTCGTCACAAACGACACGGAAGTCAGTAATACCACGTCTGCCTTTTACTTCTCTTAATACTGGCTCTACGATGTTAACAAATTCTGCTCTTGTAAATTCATCATTGAATTCGAACATAACTTGCTCTGCTGCTCTACTAATTGCTCTTTCGAGTACCAAGAAGAGACGACGTACGTTAATACGATCGAATGCAGATGGTCTGCTTAAGCCTGTCTTATCGCCGAATAAGATAACACCCTGACCTGGGATATTAGCAATCGGATTAACACTTGCTTTATACAAAGTATCTCTCTGAGCCTTTGTAGGGGTATATGCGATTGAAGTAATACCTAAATACTGACCTCTTCTAGAACCAGCAGGAGAGAACCATGGAGCACGATTAAGATCCGTTGCCGCCATAATACCAGCTGTTGAAGAAGATGCAGGAATAAAGATATACTGATCGTTATATTTGTCATATACCTTAAGGTAGTTATTATCATTTACCACGTATGAACTATTAGTAAATGTATCAATTGTTGAAACCACATTTGTTACAGCAGTTGCTGCAGAGTTAACGTTAACCACATCGTTTCTAGCAGGAGAAGCAACTGCAATGCAATCTTTTCTAGCAATTGCTGTTGAAATAAGGTCGTTAACGACTGTAGTTTGATCTGTTCTAATAGTCATACCAGGGGCAATAAGGAAATCTACCTCTACGATATCTTTATCTTCGAAAAGATCATATCCACTTAAAAATTCTGCAGTTCCTAGTACTCCGGAGTTAGCACCTCCGCCAAAATCGTAATTTGTAGCTGCAGTTAATCCATTGCTAAAGTTATCCCCACTGTCGGCAGTAGTACCAGCTCCAGCAGATGCATTAGAGAAATCAGAATCGAATCCTGCTAACCATACATACTGCGATCTTTCATTAATAACATCTTTTACGTAATTGGTTTCACCTTGTAAACCTTTTGCGTTAGATGCTAATGAAAGAAACGGAAATGTTTCTAATACTGAACCAGGTGTACCGGTAAATTTACCATTTTTATCGATAACCACTGCATGGATCTCATCATTCGATGCAGAAAGTTGCTGTGCGAAAAAGCTAGTTGAAGGTACTCTATCAAAATTTGAAGAATATGTCCATGCGTTAAATGCTGTCGAATTAGCAGGACAGACAGAAACTCTAAGTGAGTTGCCTAACTCACCTGGATATTTTGCTAAGAACGTATGGCTGTCTGAGTCTAGAGCAGCTTTTTGTGTATCGAAATCAGCAGCATTATTAATTTTTTCTAATGGTAGAGATCCACCACTATCAGATGCTAATTGACCCGTTGTTGAACGAGCGTTATAACATGCAGAAGTTGCTTCTCTTACTACTTGTAGGGAGTTTGAATAACGCAGGTAGTATGCTGCGTTATGAAAATCTATTGTATTAGCGGAGTCTGGTGAAGCGAAATTTTCTACCAATTCTGCTTCATTGGCGATAGCTGTTCGCTGACCAACTGGACCCCATCTAAAATTACCTACGATTGCGCCTGTAGTTGACTGGACATTTGGCACACCGCCAGTCAGATCTATCTCTTTGACGACAACCGCTGGTGATTCGGACGGTGTAAAGAGTGCCATATTTTTTTCCTTCTCGGTTACGAATTATAAGAATTTCATAATACGGTTGTTCAATTAGTATTATTTATAATAATTGCAATTTTATAACTCGTTAGAGTATTCTATCGCCCATGGCGACTCTTCTTGTTCAATCTTTTGAATATGTTCTGATGCATCGTCAATAAAGCCAAATGGTACAATATCGTCTTCAATCTCTTTCATTTTATGTTTAAATAACATATCTTTTAAATTAATATCGGTCATATCACCAAAATACTGAGTCGATGAAAAATAACCAAACATAACTAGATTCATCATTAAATCATCGTGGTTACCATCAGATGCTTCATAGGATTGTCCCTTTGCAACAAATGTTGATATTTCCATAATAGTATTTTCATCTACGATATTTAGCTTATTATTTTCTAATATATCTTTAATGGCAGAACATCCTAGTCTTTTAACCTTACGATTCATTTCGATACCAATTGCATTTGCTTTTACAGCAGATTCAACATGTACATTTTCATATTCTAAATCATGATATAAACCATTGCAGACAACTGTTCCTTGGTCATTTGATTCAATTACTACATAAGCATCATTGTAAGACTTTGCGTATTTATAAATAATATTCGGGAAGAGCAAAGGAGAGATAGTGTTATTGCGATATACAGCAACCTGTTGAAACGGGCGGACGCTAATATCGATCAAGTTAAAAGTTGAATAGTCCTGACCTCTTCCCTTCGCAACATCGACTGTCATAATATAATCATGATTCTTTAAAGGTTCCTTATAAACAATAAGGTTACCACCTTCTAATATTTTTTCATATTTACCGGCTCTAAATCCCATTAATGTTTCTGCATTAATAAGTGTATCACCGGTGCCAAAGAATGTATTGCCAAATTCTTGATCAAATTGTAATTGAGAAGTATTTGCTACTGTTTGTTTCTTCCATTCTTCGTCACGCCCTGGTACATCCCACCAATCAACCCTAAATGGATTAAATTCGTTTATACCTTGAGTTGCGCCTTCCCATATCTTATAGAAAGTATTACCAATACCGTTTGCAGTAGAGGTAACAATAATCTTTGTATCTTTACCAGCAGATACCACAGGATAGGTTGACGTATAAAACTCTGCTGCTCTTTCTACAAAGGCAAATTCGTCTAGATATAGGAGGTTTACTGAAAGACCGCGAATAGAGCTACCACTAGTAGCAGAAGCAATGATACGGCTGTTATTGCTAAATTCAATTGATCCTTTATTAAGCGCTTTACATCCCGGTTGAAGAAAGAACGGAATGTTTTCCAGCATAAGCGTAATGCGAGATAACATTTCCCTAGCAGTTGCCCCTTTATTCGCAAGAACCGCCACCGTTTTTTCTGAATTGAATAATGAAAACCAGAGTAAGTACGCACAGGCCGATATCGATTTTCCTGATTGTCTGCAAGCCAATACAATGTTAAACCGATGCTCATTAAAGTGCCTAAACATATTCTTTTGATAGGGATATAATTTAAATGGAACTAATCCATCATCTAGAGAAATTACTTTGCAATATTTTTCTGCAAAGTATACAGGATCACCCATGCATTTTGCATATTCTCTAACTAGATCTTCAGACCATTCTTGAAGTACACCGTCACGTTTTACATTTGGATTACCGAGGTAATTCTCATTTTGGTGTAACATCTATAATTTCTTTATCATTTTGTAATAGTTTTTGAAGATCAGATGTAGAACCGAGAAATACATTATTAGTAGTACTACTAACTTGTTTTACTTCTTCCCGATTAATTTCTTTCTGCTTCTTATTCAAATCCATCAATCTATCATTTACATCAGATACATTTTTAATCATACCTGATAATACTTCGTACGCTCGCGGGTGCTCGCT